AAATTGCTTATAACAAAAAAGCATTACAAGACTATATTAATAAATTAGCTCCGACTGCAAACGAATATGGATACGAAGTATTAGGTTCAGTACCTACTACATTAGAAAATGAACCAGACTTTGCAGGTGAATTAAGTAAACGTTATACAATTAATATTAACGGTAAAAAAGAAACTAAATCATTGAATGATTGGTTAGCAACAGCTAAGAATCCAAAAGATACAATGATTAAAACTAAAGACGGTAAAACTATAGGAGCTTTATCGAAGCAAGTTTTATTAAACATATCAAAAGGCATGGATGTGTCTGACTTTGTTGCAGACCCAAAAGACTACCAAGCAGCTATCGATGGATATATATTCTATCTTGCTACAATGGAATTAGGAAACGCCGTGTTAGAGGTATTAAGTTCACCGTTAGGTAAGGTATCAGAACATGAGGGTATAGTTATACGAGACCCTAAGATATACAATAAACCATTTAAAATTACAGGAAGATTTATTGTAAAAGGATTAGAATCTTCATTTGGATAATATTTAATATAAAAGGAAACACAATGACCGATAATGAAAAAGCTTTAAGAACTGAAATTCGTAAAATGGTAAAAGAAACATTAGACGAATTAGAAATGGGTACGACTCCGAAACCGTTAAAAGCAAAAGGTGGATTAACTACACAAGCGTTAGGTGGTACAACATCTATGCGTTATGCAGAAGATTTTATTGAAGCTATTAAAGATTTAGATGATATGAAAAAAGCAAAAGCGATTGCGTTCGTATTAGCTAAAATTGGCATGGATGTAAAATCATTACAATCTAACTTAGGACGTATTAAAGCAGGTTTACGTCAATACAACTAAGAAAGAAATAAAGGTTATGGCAAAGTTAGAAAATGTGAAAGCCGTACAACAACTGTTGGATGGTACACATAAGTTTCAAACAAAAAAGAGTTTTAATTTTACTCCCGGTAAAGTTGACCAACGAAGAGAAGTTGGAGAAACATGGGAGGAAGTAGACCCGAAAACCGGTAACACTTACATTTGGGAACAAAAGCAAGGTTATCGAGTTAGACATGGTAATTTAGATTCTGCTCGTCAAGCGTTGCAAGAAATGAAAATGCCATCCACTTGTCCTAATTGCGGTAATGTAATGGCAAAACCAAACTTAGACAAGAAAATGTGGAACATACATAAAATGTGCTTTGATTGTGTAATTGACATGGAAGCTAAATTAAGGTATGAAGGCAAGTTTGAAGAATATGCACGTAATTTAATGTATCGTAATGCTAGTGATTGGTTTAAAGATGCCGACGCCGAAGTACGATTAATTAAAGAAGCATTAGCAAAACAATCAGTTGAATATGTTAATGCCGATGGTAGAATTGAAACCTGGTCACAAACGGATAGAGAAAAGTGGTTAAAAAAGATTGACGAAGATTACGAAAATCTTAAAAAGACAATATTAACAAATTTTGCACCTAAGGACAACGATGGCACAAAGTAAAGAACAAATCATTAGAGAATATGTACGTAGAGAAATCTTAAACGTATTAAAAGAATCTGGACCTAGTAAGCAATTTAAAAAAGCTGCTGAAGAGTTATATGACGCTGAATTAAAACAACAAAAGCTTAAAGACAAGTTTTTGAAATCTAAGTCGGCTGCAGAAAAACAAATGTTAAAGCAAGAATTAATTGCACAACATAAATTGGTTCAAATAGCTCAACAAAAGTTTAGTAATATGTTGATGATTGAACCAGCTGATGATTTAGACGAATCAGTTAAAAAAAAAGATTAACTGAACTTGAATTAAATACACAAACCACTAATTCTACGGACGCAGAAAGTCCAGATGAAAAAGTATTCGATAAAGAATTCTTAGCAGCGTCAAATGCAATTGCAGGTGCAATTGAAAAAGAATTAAAGAAACAGAATACCAACGAAATTAATGAAGCGGTAGTTACTTCGGTAATTGCCGCTATCATGACATCTAATGCAGTTATTAGTTTCGTATCAAAATATTCAGCAAAATTATTTAAACTATTAAAATTAGATAAAGCTGAAGATGTTGCAGAAAAAATACATCATTGGGCACATGATAACGAAAAAGCATTCCAAACCCCAATCAGACGAATTTTAAAATTCTTCCTTAAAGATGAAAATACAATAGACTTATTAACTAAAGCCATATATGCGCTAGTAGTTGGTGGTATGGCCGGTCAATATGGAGCAGCTGCATTAAACAAACTAAGTCAATCAGAATGGTTTGCGAGTGCATTATCAGCACTAAAGACAGTAGCAAAAGCAGAAGAGACCGTATTAAATGCTTATCCTAGTGTAAAAACCCTTATATCTAAAGCAGCTGCGGTATAGGCTAATTGTAAAAAGACTTGTTTAATTGTTACGAAATATTTATATTAAAAGAAAAAAAGGATAGTTATGTCAATTTGGAAAACGATTAAATCATTTTTTGTTCAACGACAAGAGACAAATATTGTGGAGGAAACTCCCATTACAACGCATGTTGACGAACAAGCATATTGGTCTGTAGTATCCGACGCCGACCCTAACAAACCAGATAAATATAAAACCACTCCAGCTATTGTTGAAAAAACATTTAATGATATGATGGATACGGCGAAGGAAACATCTAAATCTGCTAAGAAAAAACCTGCACGTAAAAAAACAGCAAAAAAAGCAAGCAAAAAGAAAGTATCTAAATAATGTCTGGGGCTCCAAAAAAGACTTTAAAAGAGATAATACGGGACGAATACATTAAATGTGCGAATGACCCAGTACATTTTATGAAGAAGTATTGTATCATTCAACATCCAATGAAAGGTAAAATATACTTTCATTTATATCCTTTTCAAGAACGTACATTACATTCATTACGAGATAATAGATTTAACGTAATATTAAAGTCCCGTCAAATGGGTATATCTACCTTAACAGCTGGATATGCTTTATGGTGTATGTTGTTTAAAAAGGATTTCAACATATTGGTAATTGCAACAACTCAAGAAGTTGCAAAAAACTTAGTTACTAAAGTGCGAGTGATGCACGAAAATTTACCTAGTTGGTTAAAAGGTAATACCGTTAGCGATAACAAATTAAGTTTATCATTTAAGAACGGTTCACAAATCAAAGCTGTATCAAGTGCTGGTACTGCCGGCCGTTCTGAAGCGTTGTCACTTCTAATCATAGATGAAGCTGCATTTATTTCTGGTATCGATGAAATTTGGGCATCTGCTCAATCAACATTATCAACGGGTGGTGGAGCTATTATTTTAAGTACTCCAAACGGTACTGGTAACTTCTTTCATCAAACATGGGTTAAATCAGAAGCCATTGAGACAGACGAATCTGGTATATTATGGAATAGTATACGTTTAAAATGGGATTTGCATCCAGAACGAGATAAAACTTGGCGCGCTGCACAAACAGCATTATTAGGCGAGAAGATGGCAGCGCAAGAATGTGATTGCGATTTCGTTACTTCAGGTCATACAGTTATTGACGGCCCATTAATAGAATGGTATCGAGAAACATACGTAGATAATCACCCACCAGCTGAAAAAAGAGGTCCAGGTGGTGATTTATGGATTTGGGACTATCCAAATTATAATAAGTCATATGTACTATGTGCTGACGTTGCTCGTGGAGATGGTGCCGACTATTCAGCATTTCACGTTATTGAATTAGAATCATTAAAACAAGTTGCGGAATACAAAGGTAAATTAGGTACTACCGAGTACGGTAATATGTTAATGAATGTGGCAACTGAATATAACAATGCATTATTGGTAGTAGAGAATGCAAATATAGGTTGGGCAGCCATACAAGTAATTATTGATAGGGGTTATCCAAACTTATATTATAGTTATAAGCAAGACGGTTATTTAGATGATAACATACATTTGCGTAGAAACTACGATTTAAAAGATAAAAGTCAGATGGTACCCGGGTTTTCAACTAATATGAAAACAAGACCTCTATTAGTTTCTAAATTAGAAACATACTTCAGAGAAAAAACCCCTATAGTACATAGTATAAGGCTAATAGAAGAACTCAAAGTATTTATTTGGAATGGTTCAAGGGCAGAAGCTCAAAATGGTTATAACGATGACTTAGTAATGTCATTTGCAATTGCATTATGGATTAGGGACACAGCACTTAAATTAAGACAGCAAGGTATTGATTTAACTAAACGTGCATTAGGTCATATTAATAAGAATCAAAATGTATACAATACAAGAACATCTAACCCAGTAGCTACATCACAAAGACAAATGCGATTAACAAACGGCAAAACAGAAGACCTGAATTGGCTTTTCTAATAATTATATATAAAGGCATATGGCAGATACATCATTACAGTCAAGATTAAAACGATTATTTTCCAATCAAGTGTTCGTAAGAAGACTTGGTAAGGACCGTCTTAAGGTTGTTGACACTAATAGATTACAATCAACAGGTAACGTAAATCAGACACGTTATGTTGACCGATTCGCTGGTGTACATACTTATAGAAGTTTCGGAACAAATACGTATAACGCTGCGTATAACTTCCATTCAAGTAAATTACAATTATACGCTGATTACGAAGCAATGGATTTAGATGCCATTCTATCTTCAGCATTAGATATTTATGCAGATGAATGTACAGTTAAATCAGCAAATGGCGAATTATTAGTTATCAAATCAGATAACGACCAAATCAAAAAAATACTTTATAATTTATTCTACGATATTTTAAACGTAGATTATAATTTATGGCCTTGGACACGTAACCTGGCTAAATACGGAGACTTTTATTTGCATTTAGATATCGAAGAGAACATTGGTATTGTAAATGTAACTCCGATGTCGGCATATGAAATTAGACGTGAAGAAGGATTTGACCCTAATAATCCATATGCAACTCGATTTGTATATGAAGGTTCGCATAAAACATATGCTAATTCAACAAGACAAACTTTTGAAAGTTATGAAATAGCTCACTTCCGTTTACTATCAGATACTAACTTCTTACCATACGGTAGAAGTATGATAGAGGCAGCACGTAAGATATTTAAACAATTGGTGTTAATGGAAGATGCGATGTTAATACAACGTATCATGCGTGCACCAGAACGTCGTATATTCAAAATTGACGTAGGTAATATTCCTCCACATGAAGTAGACCAACACATACAGAACATTATCGGTAAAATGAAAAAAGTTCCGTTTGTTGACCAAGCAACGGGAGAATATAATTTAGAATATAACATGCAAAACATGTTAGAAGATTTCTATTTACCAGTACGTGGTAGTGATAGTGGTACTACTATAGAAAATTTACCTGGTTTAGGTAATGAAGGTCAAATAGAAGATATTGAATATTTACGTAATAAAATGATGGCGGCTTTAAAGATACCTAAAGCATTCTTAGGATATGATGAAGGTGTTGAAGGTAAATCAACATTAGCTGCTGAAGATATTCGTTTTGCTCGTACTATTGAACGTGTACAACGTATTATTACGGCCGAATTAACAAAGATTGCTATTATACATTTATTTGCGCAAGGCTTTAAAGATGAAGATTTAATCAACTTCGAAATCCAATTAACATCGCCTAGTATAATCTATGAAAAACAAAAAGTAGATTTATTAACTACTAAAATGTCATTGGCTAAAGATATGGTAGATAGTACATTGTTTAGTAGAAAACATGTATATGAAATCATATTTGGTTTAACAACCGATGAATGGAAACAAGAAGAAACATTAATAATTGAAGACGCTAAAACAGCATTTAGAATAGAGCAAATTAAATCAGAAGGTAACGACCCTGCAAAAACAAATATGAGTTTTGGTACACCTCATGATATTGCTTCTATGCATATAGCCAATAAATTATACGACCCAAGAACAAAAGAAAATGTAGCAGGTCCAGGCCGTCCAAAAGAATCTGGAATGATGGGTAAACATAAAGATGATTTCGGCCGTGACCCGATAGCTGCTAAAGAATTAACTACTACATTTAAAGCAGATACAAGCGTTGATACTAAGTCAAGGGGCGGTAGTCCATTAAGTACAGAATCAAAAGAACGCAAAACATTTATTGCGACATTAGGCGGTATGAAAAATAAAGCTATTTCGACATCTTTATTAAAAGAAGAGGTTGATATTGATAAAGGTACGTTCTTAGACGAAACAAAACTGGATGAAATTAACAATATCTAATATTTAATATAAAAGGTAAAAATGGAAGCTAACTTCATGAAACCATTGAAGCATAATAAAGTTAAAAATACAGGCATTCTATTTGAACTACTTGTTAGAAAAGTAGCTTCGGAGATAATGAATAACACCAATTCGAAAGCGTTGCCTGTAATAAAAAAATTCTTTAAGGAAGGAACAGCGCTTTCTGCAGAATTAAAATTATATAAAACTTTACTAGATGAAAAATTTGCACATGGCGATAAAGCAGATAAATTTGTATCGGCAGTAGTATCAGCACGTAAGAAAATAAATGAAGATACATTACGTAAAGAAAAATATGCGTTAATACGCGAAATAAAAAATCGTTTTGAATTAGAAGAATTTTTCAAAGCACGTGTAAATAACTATACAGAACTAGCATCTATATATAAAGTATTTGAATATGCTGAGTCAGAAAATCCAGCAGATGTTATAAGAAGTAAAGATACTATCATCGAACATGTAACAAATACTAAACCTACAGCAGAGAAAAAAGTTGTAACGGAAGATATTTCAAAAGAAGATAAAGAGATAAGAATCTTAGCATCGAAGTTAATGATTGATAAATTCAATCAAAAATACAAAGTTTTATCTACAGACCAAAAAGCATTGCTTCGTGAATATGTTAATAGTATTACAGATTCTCCTGCATTAAAAGCGTTTATCGATAAACATATACCAGCAATCAAAAAAGAATTAAAAACATTATCTAAACGTGTTGATAACAAAGTAACGGCTATTAAATTAAATGAAGTTACTAACATGTTAGATAAAATTAGTTCGGCAAAAATAATTAAAGAATCGCACGTACTATCTTTACTACGTTATTACGAATTGATAGGCGAAATAAAAAAGGTAATCTAATGGCAAACTTAAAAGACTTATTAGAAGAGTTCGATAAAATTTCTGATAAAGAAGCAAAAACCGCTTTTGGTAAATTAAAAGATAAAGATATCGATAACGATGGCGATACTGATAAAACCGATTCTTACCTACATAAAAAATTAGGTACCGTAGCTTTAAAAACAGAAGAAGAAGAAATAGACGAAATGTCAACAACTGCGGGTGTACCTGGATACCAAACTCCGTTTGCATTTGGCGCAGCAGATGACGAAGCTATGGAAAAGATGGGCTACAAAAAAGTAAAAACTAAAAAAGACGAATCTGTATACAAACAAATGATGAATCAATTATTTGAAATGCGTTATTCAGATTATAAAAATGATGCAAGTGCTTCTCCTAAAACCAAAGTAAACAAAAGTATCGCTGAGGTTAATCGTTTATTAGGCGAGATTGAGAAGATTGTACATCGTAATATTAGATTGAAAACCGAAATGGGTGTTAACAGTAATGATTATTGGAAAAACACTTCAAGAAACTTCGGAAAGATATCTGAACGTTTAGTTAGAATAAATAATAAATTAAAAGAGTTATCGCAATAATATGAGTATTCCTAGAAATAGAACATGGCTTCAGTTTACTAAAGACCCTAAAAATAAAGATTTGACTTTAGCAGAACAAAAGAAGCGTTATAAGTTAGAACAACAAAGATGGCAACAACATGAGTCATTTATGAATTCTGGCTTATATAAGATTAAGTAGAGATATTTATTATAAAAGAGATAAAAATGAATAAATCATTATTAGTAGATTACGTACCATTTGAAGTATCGGCTCAAGCAATTAATGAGTCATTAGCTACTAACAATGGCCGCTTAATCGTAAAAGGTACATTGCAAAGAGCCAATGCACCTAACCAAAATAATCGTATATACGAACGCAAATTATTAGAACGCGAAGCTGCTAAGTACGCTAAACACTTTATAGGTGAACGTAGAGCATTAGGTGAGTTAGACCACCCGGATAGTTCGGTAGTTAACTTAAATAACGTTTCTCATAATGTATTAGAAATGCATTGGCAAGGTAATGACTTAGTTGGTACTGTAGAAATATTATCAACTCCGTCAGGAAACATCTTAAAAGAATTATTTAAGTCAGGAATTAAATTAGGTATTAGTTCAAGAGGTTTAGGTTCAGTAAATGAAAATGCTGACGGTACATTACAAGTACAGGAAGATTTTGAGTTGATTGCTTTTGACTTCGTAAGTAATCCTTCAACGCATGGTGCTTTCTTATATCCATCAAAGATGAATGAAAGTGTAAATAAAAGCGTTAATAGTAAATTTGGTCGAGTAGATAAATTAATTTTAGATATCATAAAGGAGTTCTAATATGGCATTATTAGATTTAAAAAGTATATTAGGTCCTATAAATACTATCGGTAAAAAGACCACCGGGTATTTTGTAAAAGGAGCTCAAGATTTATTTGGTAATCCAGGAACAACCGGACCAAAAGTAAATGACCAAGCATTATCATCACGTTTTGGATACGGTACTAGAACACCAAAAAAATATAAACCATAAGGAAACGATATGATACGATTAACAGGATTAGTAACAGGTAAAAAAATAGTTAAAGAACAAGATGGCGCGGAAGGTCATTTATTACCTGAAGATATGAGCTATTTTAAAGAACAAATAGCTACAATGTTAAATAATTTAGATGAAATGCATCAAGAGATAGGTTCTGCTATTGAAGTAGCAGGTGATGAAACCGGTTATGATGTATACAATCAAATGGAAGCTCAATTAAGTAGATATATGGAAGCTGCTAAGAAAAGCTTAGAATATGCCGATAAGTATTTAACTCGTATGGAACCAAGAATTAAGAGTTTAAATAAATTAACAGAACCAACTCCATCAGTAAGACCTGCACAAGGAATTTAATATGAAGTCTGAAATAAAAAAAATAGTACAAGAAGAAGTTCGTAAAGCTTTAAATGAACGTGATACTCCGTACGGAATTGATGTTTGGACAGATGAAGAACTTGGAGTAGGAGAGTTATTCGAAGAAATGAAAGCTCGTTTACAAAAGTTACAAGAAGAAACAACTGAAGCAGCTTGGCGCAAAGCTTTGAAGCAATCAGAAATGGATTTAGAGAAGTGGGCTGATAAATTAGGTATGTATAGTAGAAAACTTGGAATGGTTG